TTACCAATAACCGTGAAACCTTTCAGGCGACGGCATCGGCGCTCGATACCGTGGTGACACTAGCCGCTGAGGACGTTGGTACCGCCGGCAACTCGGTGACACTGGTGGAAGCGGTCGGAGCCGCCGGGTTCACCGTGTCAGGTGCCACACTGACCGGTGGCAGTTCTGCCGAGGATAACCCAAGCCTCAATGCTATTGGTATCGCGGCGCAACCGCTTGACGCCGCTGCAACGAACCGCTGGTTCCCCTATTTCACTGGTGGCGTTTTCAACCACCAAGCCTTGCTCTGGCCGGCTGGCTTTATGTCGCTGGAAGAGCGGAAGCGAGCGTTCGACGGCAGCAACATTGGCGTGCGGCAGGTTCTGTAGAGGATCACACGTACTTGCGCGAAAGGATTCACTAGATGATTACCCTCTACTCCACGCAAGAGTTGATCCAGGTTCAGCAGCGACTTGCGGATCTTCCGGACGGCTTTTGGCGGAACATGGCGTCTCGAACGATCACTTCCGATCGGGAAGAGATCTTATTCGAAAAGGCCGATGTCGATAACCGGAAGCTTGCTCCGTTTGTCGCTCCGAACGTGCAAGGCCGCGTCATGCGTGGGCAGGGGTATTCGGCCCAATCCTTTCGCCCTGCGTACGTCAAACCCAAGCATGTGGTTGACCCGACCAAGGCGATCTCTCGCATGATGGGGGAGCCGTTTCTGGGCGGCATGTCGCTGGAAGCGCGGTTCAACGCTCAGGTTGTCAACAACTTGCGCCTGGAGCGCGAATCGATCGAACGACGCTGGGATTGGATGGCGTCAAAGGCAATCCAAGACGGTCAGGTAACCGTAGCTGGTGATGACTACCCGTCCGTCACGGTGTCCTTTGGACGTGACCCGCAGTTGACCGCACAACTTACCGGTACTGCCCGGTGGAGTCAGACCACAACGGCTGATCCATTGGCCGATCTCGCGCGGCTAAATGATCTGTGCTTCACCTTGGGCAATGCACCGATCACCCGGTTCGTTTTTGGCTCGACAGCCTGGGGCAATTTCATCAAGTCCCAGAAGGTGCTCGATCTGCTCGATGCCACCCGGCGCGTCGGTAGCAGTGAATTCCCGGTAATCCCGTTGATCCAGCAGTCCAACTCGCAGTCGATGGGGTCCATTATCACAACGGGTGGGCGGTTCGAGTTGTATCGGTATTCCAACTGGTACTCCGATGTCGATACCACCAACGGCAATCTGACCACCCGGCAGTTCCTTGATCCCACTGTGGTTGTGGGCGTTGGACCGGCAATGGACATGGTTGCAATGTACGGCGCGATCATGGACGCGGACGCTAACTTCAGCGTCGAGCAGCCTATTTTTCCCAAGATGTGGAAAAATATGGACCCGTCAGTCGTTTATACCATGTCGCAGTCGGCACCTCTGTTTGTGCCGCTGAATCCCAACAACAGTTTTAAGCTGACAACCGAGTAGCTTGAAGCTGGCAATCGCGTAGGAGGAAGCAATGGTGGACCGAGTCGCAGTGGGGACTATCATCCACGGTGACGGGGACAACCGTACCATCCTTGGGCCGGGTGAGCGTTTCAATACCGACACGCTCAAATGGAGCGCGGAGTACGTCAAGGAACTGGACGCTCACGGTGTCATCAGGGCACCGCGAGATGATACCGGACGTGCGCCGGCTGTCGCTGGTCCCGGTGATGATGAGCCTGTCACCGAGAACCGTACCGTCCCCAGGCATGACGACGATCGGCGTACTCGGCGACGGACAACTGAAGTTGATCTGTGACCGATTGGTTTACCGTCAGACGGCAAGCAAGACGCGATGTTCATAGCACATTCGCGATAACCGCGTCGTACATAGAACCTTCCGCGACTGCCACCGGACTTCATGTCCGGTGGCATTCGCGTTTTACAGCCGCCATTGGCGACATCCCTGGTGGTGATTACGCCAGGGTGATGGAGAACATCGACCGGCTGATCTTCGATCTGGACGAGTTGGCCGAACGAGGGCTTACGCTCAAGCGTGGCGGTGCGGTTACCTTCGATGACTACCCGGAACTCCAGTTCATCCTTGATGTCAGGGAGCCGCATGATGGCCCGGTAATCATGATCTGGACGGTGACCCGTCCATGAGCATGATCATCGATGCCACTGGGCTGCGTGAGTACAGCCGCTACCTGAAGATGTATCCCGAGATTGCGCCTCGTGCCGCAGCACTGGCGATCAACCAGACTGCTGAGCGCCAAGGTCTGACGATGGCGCGAGATGCGATGCTATCAGAAGTCGCTTTTCCCGCCGGATATCTATCGGGATCGGACGGGGTTGGACAAAAGCGGTTCAGGTTGAAGTACCGAGCCAATGCGAACCAGTTGGAAGCCGGTATTGTAGGCGCATTCAGCCCTACCCCGCTGGCGCGCTTCTCGTCTGCCAGGGCGGGCTTTATTACTGCCAGGGCTAGGGGCAGCCGGCGTCGCCCGCAGGCTGGCAGGGGCGTCACTGTCACCGTACAGCCGGGTCATTCGGTGACCCTCAAGCGGGCGTTCCTGATCAATTTGCGATCGGGCAATGTGGGGCTGGGCATCCGGTTAAAGCGCGGCGAGTCGTTGGAGCATACGACCGGGGCGAAGCTGATTACCAGCGGGCCGCTTGCCGGTGTCGCGCTGTTGTACGGCCCGAGCGTGGATCAGGTGTTCCGCACTGTGGCAGTAGATATCTCGCCGGCCTTGCTGGTGTACCTGCAAGCTGAGTTTTTACGACAGGTTCAACGGCTGAGCGGGAGCAAGTTATGAGAGGCGATATGACGCCGCGTGAGATAAGAATCCGCGAGCGGGCGAAACAGCTATGGGAAGAGGCGGGTAAGCCGGAACACCGGGACGAGGAGTTCTGGGTACAGGCTGAACGCGAGATCGAGGCGGAAGACCAGCCTAAGCGATGAACGATAGTAGACAGCTTGCCATCCTGAAGCGCCTGACCGCGCATTTGCAGGGGATCACCCCGGCGAACGGGTATGACTTCGACCTGTCGCAGAGCGTCTTCCGTGGGCGGTTGATCTTTGGCGATGCCGATCCTTCGCCTTTGGTATCGATCGTGGAGCATCTGACCGCAGACGTTAACGTTGCGGCGGCCGAGGAAAACAACGTTCTGAGACATGAAACCTGGGTGTTGCTGGTACAGGGCTGGATCTTGTACGACGTGCAGCACCCGACAGACGATGCGTACCAGTTAAAGGCGTCGGTCGAAAAGCGATTGGCTGAATGCGTCAAGACCAATGATCAAGGCTATCCGAAATTCCCTGATGCCTATTTCCTGGGTTTGAAAAAGGGCATTACCGGTATGACGATCGGACCAGGGGTGGTCAGTGTCTCTATCCGGCAAGAGGCATCGAGCAGGGCTTTCTTCTACCTTCCTGTTGGTATAGGTTTGGCGACGGACGTAAGCGATCCGTTCTTGCCGCCGTAACGGAGGATCTTCACAATGCAAGGCGAGTTGAAGAACTATACACTCGGTCGCGGCAAGCTCTATTTCGACAAGTTCGCCGCTATCAACACCGAAATCCCTACCGGTGAACGGTATCTGGGAAACACGCCAGCCATCACGATGACGACGGCGTACCAGAATCTCGACCACTATAGCTCCGACGAGGGTGTCCGCATTCGCGATGATTCGGTCCAGCTACAGGTTGACCGTGCCGGCACGTTCCAGTGCGATAACATCAACATGGAAAATCTCGCGATGATGTTTGGCATCGCAGACCCGGTAGACGAGACGACTGTGGTCGGAACGGCACAATCCGATGACTTCACTGTCCAGAAGGGGCTGTGGTATCAGCTTGGCAAGGAGACATATGCCGATGGCGTCGGCATTGTGTCGAACGTGGTAGTTACTTCTGGTGTCGCACCGGTCACGATGGACGGCAATTATCAAGTCGATCTGGAAAAAGGCCGCGTCTTTATCGAGGATACGGCAACCGATATCGATAATGATGACGAGATTACCGTGACTTACGATGTCGCGGCGCAAGATCGGGTGCTGGTGGTCGATGACAACACCCAGGTTGAGGGTAGTTTGAGGTTCATCGCGGACAATCCGAAGGGGACGAATCGCGATTACTATTGGCCACACGTCCGGTTGGCTCCCAGCGGCGAGTTCGCGCTGAAGGGTGAGACGTGGCAGACCATGAATTTCTCCTTTGAGATCCTGATCCCGAAGGATGGCCGGAAGATGGTCTACATTCGGGAGGCCAAAGCAGCGGCGTAGTAGTCCCTCGCCCCGGTCTACCGGGGCAGCCTTGTACGGAGACGAGCTATGCCGTTAGCTGATTTTGTGCCGGTGAAACGCACGGTGGCGTTTCCCGGCGGTGAGTTCGAGGTGAGGGCGTTGAACCTCCTCGACATCAGTATGCTGATCGACAACCACCGATTCGCCATCGATCAGATCGCCGCCCAGGTTCGAACGTCGCGGGAGTTGGCATTCCCTGCTGACGATATCATCGCGGAGGCGATAATAGAGGT